GGACAGGGGCCCGCAAAGGGGCCAGACCAGCCTTTACGGCGTCCAGCAGTTCACGGCGCTTCCAGCCTGCCTTTATCGCAATGTCAAAGGCAGCAGCGGTGGCCCTGGCCTGAGCCATGGTGCCAATTTCAACTTGCCAATCGGTGGGGACAGTGGTGCGCATTGTGTTTCCGGGGTAAAGGGCAGCCCCATCGCTGAGGCCTCCGAATCGTAAGGGGCCTGCCCCCTATCAGGCAAGGGGCAGCCATTGGCTAGTGGGCCAGTTACGTAACTGGCCCCCTAGGTGGCCCCTGCAGGGCCTGGGCCACGCTGCAGGCATCACACAAGAACGCGCACGAGCGCGGATACCATGCATCCCCCCACACTGTCAACCGCCATTGTCACACTGCGCAACACTGCCGCCCATACCATGAGACCTGCGAGACTGAGCCCGATTGTCACATCCTGTAACGCGCAATTGTCGATCGGTGAACCGGGAATCAGTCCGGCCAGAATCCGCCATTCCCCACCAGGAAACCGGCCAACAAACCCCCCTATTGTCGGTCAGCGAACCGTACTGTTCAAAATGCCTGATCCTATAAGCGATGCTAATGCGTCAGCCCGGAACGATCAGGATGCCTTGTATGATAAGCAATACCAACGAGACGGCCTGGATCGATTAAAATGCCTTATCAGATAAGGGATGCTGATCAGTCAGCCAGAAACCATAAGGGCAGCTTATATGATAAGCGCAGCTTATGATTTAGCCCGGAATGATAAGATTTGCTTATAATAGTACATTTGTGCTATTATGCGGTTATGCGCATGAAAGCAATTGAGAATGCGTCGCAATTGCAATGGATACCGAGCGAGCCGGACCCTAGATACCGAGCGAGCCGGACCCTAGATACCGAGCGAGCCGGACCCTTTTGGACTGCGAGCCGGGTCTTTTAGGCTCGCAGCCGGATCTTTTAAAACCATAGCCGGACCTCACCAGCCTCACCAGCCTTCCTGCTTCTGAGCCGCTTCAATAGCGGCTTCTTCGTCTTTGTACGGCCCTCCCACTTCTTCCCCATCGTCTTCATACCAATACCAGCCTTCCACCAGCTCTGTGCCCTTGCAGCAGGCTTCTGCGAAGTAGTCAATGAGAATCATGCTGGCCACCAAGTTCAACTAAAGCATCCCGCAAAAAATCAACAAAATGCTGTTTGTGAATGTTTTTGAAGATATTGTCCACATATTCTTTAGTGTCAGAATCGTAAAGCACCATGCCTCCCCACCAATCGTTAACAAAGTGCAAAAGCTGATCATCGTCAATCATGAGAATTCTCCAATGATGTAGTCAAAAGGGCCGTCGCCACCATGGCCAATGCAATGGCCAGGATACAAGGCATGCCTAGCAAGCCCACAAGGGCCAATCGTAGCGTGATTATCTGCTAACCATTTCTTGTCGAAAAGCTTTTCTGGCCGTCCTTTTCTATCCCAAACAATGGAAAAGAAAAGAGCAGGATCAATGGCATCTCCATACTCGTTTCTGATTTCATAATCTTTTTCTTCCACCCTGTAATGAATATGGCTCCATATATCGCCCCAATTGTGTAAATCTTTTTCGGGGTACACGTGCAAGCCAAAGCACCATCCTGCCGAGCTTTTGCCAAGGTGCAAGGGCTCTTCCGGCTCTTTGCCGCAATGCTCGCAAGCAGGAGCATGCAAGAAATAGTTAGTGCCCATTATTTCACTTCCTCCACAAGCTTGTTCCACATCCATTGCTCTTTCGTGCCAGGACGCATCAGCTCGTAGCCTTCGTGATCGACAATGCTATCACCAGCGCTGTCCACATGCCCTTCCGTAGAAAGCCTCCAGAGGCCCTTACAAGAGCCTTCTGCATCAAAGATGGCAATGGTATCTTCCCGATCTTCCATCGCCAGTCTGGCATGGAACAGAAGCCCTTTAAGGCTCGTTGCTTGGTAGCAGCCCTTCGTTGCAGAGAAGTAGGGGCCGTTGTCTTGAAAGGTGCGAATGGTGATCATTGATCTTCTCCTCTAATGAGTTCAGTGACGGAATAGTTAGCGCCAGCTTCTTTGTAAATCAAATGGAGCTGATCGCGCTCTTCTTCGGACTGTGCATAGTCTTCGTAGCCTTGATCGTCTTTGAACAACCAGATAATAGAAAGGGAGGTCATCAATTGTTCTTCACAATGAGAAAATCAGGATCGTTTGTTTTCTTTATCCATCGGCATTGATTGAACTGCGGCAGCACGATGAACAGCTTATCGTGATGATCTTGTTCAACAATGGCAGTGGTGACAGTAGAGCCGATGCGGCTACGGCCTCTGTTGCTGATGGCCAGGATGTTGATTGCGTCTTGCATGGTGAAGCTGGTTGAGAAGGGCTTGTCTGCGGGCTCTAGCGGCCCTCAAGGCTTGCGGCTTAAGCCTCCGCTTGAGAGGCTTACCGCTGTTGTGCTGGTGATTAGGCACCTGCATGATTGAACACTGGTCGTATCCAGTGACGATTGGCCGGGAAACACTGTTGCATTTCCTTTTGCCAGAGCAGGGCTTCTTCATGCTCTGGGCCGGTGAAGCCACACTGGCGGATGGCGCCGTCAGGGGTTTGCTCGAAAAGGCGGAAGAGAACGACGGTTTGCATGATCTTGAGAGCGGGGAAGTAAGCCTCGCGGCTCGTTGAAAGAACAATAAAGCAGGAGAGGCCCCTGGAAAGGGGCCTGTAACAATGCTTAACAATCAAAGCTGAACTGCGCGATCTCCAAATTCTTTGTTGAGCATCGCCTGAAAAGCAGCCTTGCCGCCGTTCTCCCATCGCTTGTCCATTTCCGCTTTGATGAAAGGCAGAGCTGCTGCACAGCCTTCGTCAAAGCTGGAACGCTGGAGGGCAATGGAATGAGCGTTATCGAGGGCGTAGTCGGCCAGTTTGGTCAGGTCGCCCCAGAGAGGACAGGTCATGATCTTGAAGAAGGTGGAAGCTCGCGCCTCCAAACAAAGGAACAATAGAGCAAAAAGGGGCTGTTGCCAGCCCCTGAACGATCACTGTTGCTTATCGTCACAATCAGCGCCGCTGATCGCAAATGCCAGCGAGCATTTCACCCACGTAGGCATGAGCAGCGCGAAGCTGGTCAAAGGCGTCGTCGCGTTCAGCACGAGCCTGGTAGTAGGCGCCAGGGGCCTGCGGATAGAAATCCCGACCATTCAACTCGGCATTTGCCAAAGCATCAATGGCCTTGTCAATGGCATCGTAAGCAGCAGCGTAGCCGTCACGCAGGTCGGTGAAACCAGTGCCGTTGAGATGGACAGTGGGAACGGTTGCCATGGGAGGAAAAGGAAAAGGCGTCGCCGCCGGACAAAGGAACAATACAGGCGAGAGGGGCCGAAGCCCCTGCTTGTCACAAAACTTCACAAACGGCGTCGATCAGCTTCTTCTGCGCCACTCGCTTACCATTGACTTTCCAAAGCGTGGTGCTGCTCCAGCGACCACGGCCCATGCACCGAGGAACAATCCAGCAGCTTACTTCCTTCCCATTGAACTCTCCAGAAGCAAAGCCTCCGGCGCTGCTGCCATTGCGGCAGCTTTGAGAAAATGCCTGATCATAAAGCTTGCCAGTGAAAACAGTGGCGTCAGAAACAATGAATAGAGCGTCCATGGTGATCAACCGTTGATGATGTTGTTGAAATACTGTTCAGCTTCCCACTTGTTGTTGAAAATGGCATAGCTGGTGTAGTGGAGCTGAAGGTCGGTAATACGCTCCCATCCATAAGCTTCCCATTTGCAGCAGCCATTGGCGAGCATGATGCTTCTGACGCCATAGCCAGAGTGCTGGGCTTGCCGGTCGGCTTCTAGGCGAGCCTCGTAAGAGGGATAATGCTTCATGATTCTGAGGAATGGTGGACCTCGCGGCCCGTTCCTAGTAATGTACAGGCAAGAGGGGCCTGGTCAGACCCTCCGTAACAATTAGCAATGTTGCACATTGCGGCCTGTGCAACAGGCCCATTGTTTACAAACGGCTTGGACTCTGCGTGCCCTGCACCACCATGAACGTTTTGGTGATGAACACGGCCTTGAGGCTTCTGGCTTGCCGTTCTAAGGCTTGCCTGTCAGGGCTGGAGTCGAGCATGGCCCATGCCGTGCCTGACAGCGCCCACAAGCTCCAGAAGTTGTCGCGATCAAGAACTGCCATGGTCAGAACACCAGCTCCTTTCCATTGCTCTTGATGCTCACCACACGCTCGCAGTCGAACGAGCGCCAGGCGCCCTGCCCTTCGTTGCGGGCGATGGTGAAATCGCGGCAGCGGATGATCGAGGGCTTCTTGAGAGCATGCCCCGTGCCCTTGATTTCTTGCGAGTCGCGAGGGTTGAACTGAAGCTTGCGCACAGTGCCATCAGCCTTGACAAATTGCACGCTGATGATGCTGCTGCCAGCCTCGAAGACGAACTGCTTGATGATGCTGGTTTTGTCCATGGGAAGAAAGGAGGGAAAGGTGGGCTCGCGCCCTTGATGACTATGATTGCTGGTCTGAGGCCTTTTGTGAAGCCCTTCGGGCATTAGCGTTGCTTATGGCCTTGTGCATGTCTCTTTCGGCATTGCGCAGGGCTCGATCGTCGCTTACGCTCTGAGGCGCCACGAACGTGGCCCCGCTTGGATGCTTGAAAACGAAATGGCGCTTGGTGCGGGCCAGAACGAAGCCCAGGCTTCTCGCCATGGCAGCAATGCGCTTGTTGGTTTCTTTCATTGACCTAGGTGCGTGATGGCGCAATAGCGTTGCGGGTGGAGCTGCGTGCAGGCTTGATAGGCCTGACGATCAGGCTTGGGAAGGGGCTCGGTCACATGGGACCACGCCAAGGCAGTCAGCATGGCTGAGAGCGATGCTAGGGCTAGAAGGTTCTGCATGAAAGAGAGGCGAACCAGCTCACAATACCGAGCCAGCCCGCCCCTGAAAATGCGTTGTTGCTTTTTGCAATACAAGGTCAGCCGGCAAAAGAAAAGCGCCCCTCGCGGAGCGCTCGTGGATTCTCGTTCTTTCAAATCATGCCCTGGCGTAGCAGAGCCGCGCAACTCCTTGTGAGGGATTGGCCACGCGAGCAAAAGCACCGTAAGAAAGGTCAAGAATGCGATCGCCATACCAAGGGCCTCGGTCGGTCACCCTCACCACCACTGACTTCCCATTGCGGGGATTGACTATGCGCAAGCGGGTGCCGAGAGGAAGCGATGGAGAGGCAACAGTGAGTCCGTAAGCATTGAAGCGACTGCCATCAGCAGCCCTTTGACCGTCATAGCCATCACCAATGCCATAGTGCGAAACCAAGCCGCACGACGATCCAGCCTCCGCAGCGAATGGCACCAAAGCACCAAAGGCAACGGAAGCAGCAGAGAGAAAACGAAAAAGCATCAGGAAGAGAAAGTAAGTAGCAGGGACCAGGGAGTCGCCTCCTGGCAGCCCTTACTGTACCAAAGTCGTCAAGCCTTTGTGCCGGGCGACAGTCAAGGTGCTATGCTTTGCAAGCTTGAGTTGGTCCTGAGCGAAAGCTCCGTCGTTGACGCCGTAAGGGTGGACGCTCCAGAACAGTGGGTGACTTCGCGAGAACCACCAAGGCAATGCATGGGCCTGTAGGGCACTGTTCCCCTTTGTTGAGGGACAATGGAGCATCGGAAGCTTAAGCAACAGAGGAGGGAGCGAAAGCTCCCTTTTCTTTTGCTCATGGAGAGGCATAGCTCCTTGCCATGAAAAAGCGCCTCTGAGGGCGCTAGTTGCTTCTGCCGGTCCAGGAAGTGTCGCCTGGTATGGGCTCCATTCCAAATTCCCAGTCGTCGTAGTCAGGAGAGTTGCGCAAAGCCGCTTTTTCCTGCATTGAAAGGCCGCCTTTTCCTGCATTGGAAAGGCGGCCCTCTTGTTCAGAACTGGTATGATTGGCTGCTGATTGCCACTGCATAAGCTTCAAGATAGGCCATGAGATCGTCTTCAGAGGGAGCATCAGTTTGAATTTCATCGTGCTGTTGCTTGTGCTTGGAATGGGCTCCTTTGAGGCTAAAATAGAGCCTTTCCATTACAAGACGGTTGGCCATATTTTCCTCGCGAAGCATGGTCTCTTCTAATGTAGTGAGCCATTCTTCAAGGTCTTTAATGCGGAAGCTCCATGCAACGACGGGATGGTTGCCGTTCATCACCAAAGCATTGCTCTTGGTGAAAGCAGAGGTGCCAAGCGAGTCGCGGTAGATGGTTGCCATGGGAAGAAGAAAGGATTGATCGCCTGCTTAGTGTGCCGCCGTCCTCAGGCCTTCGTCAAGCCTTCCGATCATTAGCGCTGCTTATCGTTGTTTTTCCATGCCATCGCCAACATCCTTCCTTTACCCACAGGTCTCAGCACCACATGCCTGCCAGCCCTAGCAATCACATTTTGAAAGGCCTGCCGCTTAGCTTTGTTCAATGGCTCCAGGGGCTCCTCTAACCAGCTCGAGGCCCAATCAGCCAGCTCTTCCACGTCACTTAGCTCAGACGTGCGCAGAACGAAATGACGCCCTTGCTGGGCCATCTTCTTCCACGCAGGATGCACCAGCGGCTCTTCTGCTGCCACATATTCAGCTTCTTGCTTAAGGATGGGCGGAATGCAAATGGTGACCATGGGAGGCATGATTAGCGCAGGGGCTGAGGAGGTCATCGTCAAAGCAAAGCAACAACAAAAGCAATGGGAAGGGGAACTGTCTCATGAGCAAGCAGCCGAGCCTGGTTTTCGTTATAGGCCAAGAGGCACAATTGCAAACCATTCTCAAAAATAATCTTATAAGGGCCTAGCCAGCTCATGATTCCCCTCCATTGAAAATGTCTTCTATGCTACGGCCGCTTTCTTCAATTTGTTCAAGCACTGCCTGATTGATTTGCTTTTTCAGCACGTTTCGATAATCTTCGTCTCCACCAAACGAGCCAATGTCCGCAAGAATGCGAAGGGCAGTGGTGATTTTTGACAAGTCGCTCATGGTAAGCATGGCTTCTGCATAGCCATCATTGGCCAAATGCTCTTCAAGCATTTCTTGATGAGTGGAGGCCCATTTACCAATGGCCACCATGCCCACTTGTTTCAAGGCTTCATCACCAAACTGTTCGTATAAATCTTCCAGGGCTGCTGCCATAGCCGGAGGCATGGCATAAGTAGAAGGATCGTCCAGGAAAGGCTCGAGGTGTTCGTTGATGGCTTCCCTTTGCTTAGCCTTTGCGCCCTGCGCTTTGCGCAAGAAATCGCCAACGGAACCAAGCGAAAAATCCATGGAAGAAAAGCAACAACACTAGCCTGACGACAAGCGAAGCTATTGTCAAGTCCTTAGAAGCTTAAGACAATGGAAGAAGACTAAGGGGCATCATCTTCGGGCATGGTCAGCATTGGCCTGCTTTTGCCAGTGGGCTCGCCGTCGTCGTCAAACTCAGGCTCCACTTCTGCTTTTGTATCAATGGCAGAAGCTCTAAGTTCGGAATTGCTCTCAGCTTCTTTGATCTTTTTTACTTCCTTGGTGAGCGTATCCAGGAAGTTCTTGTAGCCGCTCTTTTCTGCCGTCTGAGGCTTGATGTCAAATAAGCCGATGAGCTTTGCTTGCTGTTCCAAGCAACTGCGTGCAATGCCCAAGAAACCACTCTCGCCAGCGCTCTCCTCAATGCGCACAATTGTTTCGTCTTTGCTTTCGTTGTAAGTGGTGATCTTCTTGCGCTTGCTCTGCTCAAACGATTCCAGCGCTTTTTGCTTGATTTCATCTTGTTCCTGCACCAGCCGTGCCCGCCAAGTGTCTTGGCTCTTCAGGATTTCATGAGTCCAGATTTGACGATTATGAATGCGATCGGAGCTGACGGTTTCTTTTGATAAAAGCAAGGCTTCGGCAATTTGTTTGTTGCTCATGCGAGCCGCAAGCAGCTCCTGCACCATGTAGCGCCGCTGTCCAGTGAGGTCTTTGTCGTAGGGGATTTTACCAGGGCCTAGCCCCACTTTATTGCGAATGCGATCAATTTGCTCTGGTGTAAATCCTGCCTCTACAAGCACTTTCGTTGCATATTGCAATTGCTCTTCTTTAGAGGCAAAAGAAATCTCGGGAAGAGGCATGGTCGTTCTTTATTGGCCTCTATTCTAAAGGCGCATTTCCTTTGCCTATCAGGCTTCTAGCGAACAAAGCTGAAAAGCGCTCAAGCTTTTGCGGCACCACTGATGACGGAGAAAAAGTGATGGCATGAAGCAAGCTCTTCATTTCTTTCCATTCTTCCTTGGAAAGCAATGGAGAAGGATCAAAAGGGGCGCTCATTGTGCAACTAAATAATAAAGAAAAAGAAGGGCTGCAACAATGCCGCCAAAAGAAAGGAAGCCAATAATGCCACTAATTAAACCAATCCTAGTTTCATGGCTTTTAATTTTGGCATCAATCATTGCAGCCACTTCTTCCTTATCCATTGTCAAAATACTTCCTTGGGAAGAGTGAAGACAAGGCTTTCTTTTACTGACAAGATGGAGTAATCTCCCATATCATCGGCCAGTTTTTTGGCTTGTTTCAAGGCAATTTCCATGCTCCTTATTTCACTCCCATAGTCTTTTTCAGAACGTCGTTGAATACGAATGGTGCCATAAGGGCTGTCGCAATACTCAGAGCCTTCCTCGCGCATTAGCTCGAAGATGTCTGCTTTGCATTGTTCTTCGCGAGCCGAAAGAGCTTTTTGATTGGTTTTGATTGTTTCCAGCTCTTTCAAGAGATCGAGCATTTCTTGCGAAATCATAAGCCTGTCTCGTTAAGCAAGATGATGATCGAGCAAATTATGACAGCCAAGAAGGCAATTGTCAATGTTGTCACGAGGCCTCTCCACTTGCGACAAAATTGCGATTGATGAGAGAGACAATTTCCTCGTAAGTGCTACGCCAGTGACGCTCACCATCTTCAGGGTTGCGGGCTCCGTAAAGCATGCGCGATCGTGGTGCAGCACCCCTATCAGGCATGGAGAAGCCATGGTGATGAATGGCTTCAATTGTGATGCCTTGGTGATCGAGCGTAGGAAGCTTGTCAGGAGCGAGAGGAGGCTTAGGCATTGTGCCAAGAAAAAGCCTTTGTAGTTTAAGAGAAGATTGTTGAGAAGAGCGCTATGAAAAAGCTCGCCTAGGGGCTCGCCTGCTCGTACGCGCTCTAGCGAAGGGAGCTTATCAGGATTCTCAATAAACGACGCTTATTAAGAATCCAACTATTCCCCTCCATCGTCTCCTTCCAGAAGAAGCGCCGCAGGGCCAGTTGTGCAGCTCTGCGCGTGGTCGTAGCGGCTTGCCCCAGGCGCGTAGATGCGCATGGTCAAGCCTCCGGACGATTGTAAAACTTGCCACAAGCTCAAATGTGCCAGTTTAGAAATTGGCACAATGGGAAAGAGCATGGTTGACGCTGGTGTACCATGACGAAGTCCTCGGCCATGCCATGCCCATGCTTCGTGACATTTGGCTCATTGCAGCGCTCTACTGGATCGTCTGCGCTTTGTTGATTTTTCTTGCCAGTAGAATCCTTCCATGACTTACAAAGCAACGCCTGAGCAGTGGGCACAGTGCGAAGACTGGGTACGTAGTTCTGTTGTTGGTGCCAGTGATGCCTGCATCCTCGAACTTCGCGACAGGGTCGAGGCGCTGGAGGCGTGCTGTGCGCTGATGGACCGTGATTTCATGGCTGGTACCTGTGATCTCCGCGCTGCCCGCCGCCCCAAGCCGTCGAGTTTGAAGGAGCAAGCGCTAGATGATCTGCACATTGCTTTTGACAGGGGCTGTCTCAGCGAAAGACAGGCCGACACCATCCGCCGCGCACTGGAGCAAATTGATGACTAATCACCCTACCAGCAACATTACGCTTCAGAACTCTTGCTACGAGTTTGGCGAGGAAGTCATCCGCATCGACAAAGAAGGCTTCCACTACCGGGGTCAATTCATTGCTGATGCTGGTGAAGCCCACCGCTTGATGGTGGAGTTTCTCAAGCAGAACACCAAGGCCGAGCCAACAGATGATGAGCTGTTAGAACTGATGCCCGAGACCATGCGGGATGAGTTTAGCCATGCAGCTAAAATTTGCAGTGATGCAACTGGCGGCCAAGTCAAGCCTGGTATTTTTCGTGTTTGTTTAAACCACTCAGCATTGGAATACGCCCGCGCTGTCCTTGCTCGCTGGGGGTGCCAATGACTAACTTCATCGACACATGGACTGGCCCCGGTGTGATTTGCCCCAAGCATGGAACACACCCGCACACCATCGCAAGCAACATCAAAGGCCACGAAGGGTACTGGTGCATGATCTGCGCACTTGAAGCACTTGGTGATCCACTGCCAACAATTTCACAAAATGAGTATCTCAATGGCCTTAATGACTAACCTCTCCCCTGTCACGCAGACGGTGCTGGAAGCCTGCTGGAAAGCCCGTGACCGTGCACTTGACGAAGAAGATAGGCTTGGTCTTGCCGCCGCCTTGCGGACTGTTGCGGATCAATTGATCAACGTTAAGTGGAGCTGTGAAATGTGGGAGCTTCATCATGATATTCACTCCATAGCCGCTGAGCTGGAGGGTAAATAATGGAAGAAATGGACTACAGACGCGCCTATCTGGAAATCGTCGAGATTATTGCTCCCCGCTTTCCAGAATGCAACATCACCACTGCCGACATGGTGCGCCTTCTCGCTTTCGAGAGCGACACCCTTCGGGCTGCTCTTAAACTCCCTCACCCTTCTGAGGTGATAAGGGCTAACGAGCACCGGGAATCATCCTTTGAAAACGAATTCTTCTCATGAACTCCCCAGAGGAACCCAAGATTATTCGCCTTCCACGCAATGGCCCCAAGCCAGGGCAATCAACAAGTGCTTGGCTTTATGGAAAGCAACGTTCAGAGGAGAAAGCTCTTGAGCGGGAACGCTGGAAAAGCCTCAGAAAAGACGCCAGTTAATTCTTTGCCCTCCGAAAGGAGGGCTTTTTATTGCTTGAAAGCTTCGTTCACTAGTTCAGAAAATATCTTCGAGCGCGGGCTCTTCGGCCACAGCAGGGACAATGGGAGCGGACGGAACAAAGGGCTCGTCATTATCAAGGGGCTCTTCCCACTCCCAAGCATGGTAAAGACGCTGCTTTTCTCCATTAGGACCATTAATAAAACTACTAGTGATCAAGCCTTGGCGCCTGGCCACCTCGAGCATCTTACCAGTGGAGGAAGTTTCAAAATTGCCGCAAAGCATGGCTGCCTGCTGCTTCGTGAATCGTTCGGTCTTGCGCATGTTGATGGCATTGACCACCTTATCAAGCTCCTCAAGACTGCCACCCATCGGCCCCGTGTAGCGCCAGCCATAATTAAGCGCATCACGCTGGAGCGAATGCTTGCCAGTAAGACCGCTTCTGCTCTTCAGCCATTCGAGAATAAATTGATTGGGGTCGTAATTTTGCTCATCGCGGGTGAGCTTTACCACTTCACTAACATTGTCAACAAAACTAGTGCTATCTCGCAAGCCTCCGCTTTTGTTCAAATGGTGAAGAATGAGAATAGAACAGCGATAAGTGTTGGCAATGTCCCTCAGTCCATAAATCACATCACCAGCATTGCTCTTAATCAAATCCACGTTCATGCCAGCAAGGCAGGCAGTGAGAGAGTCAATGGCAATGAACAAAGGGCGATGCTTCCTCACATGGTCCTCAAGCTGTTTCATGTGGGCAAAGCGCCAGTTCTCCCAGAAGCTGATGGTGCCAGGAGTAAGGCCTGCATCTTCATAGCCAATCACGCCCAGCTTCTCGCTGGTGTCTACAAGAGGCTCGTCGCTTTGAATGATCAGGCTCTTGCCCTTCATGCACCTCCTGCCGCTCCATGGTTGCCCCAGAGCCACGTTGAGAGCCCAGTTGTAAGCCACAGTGCTCTTGCCGGTGCCGCCTGATGCAGCCAGAAGCATCACGCTTCCCAAGGGAATGATGCCAGCAATGAGCCATTCTCTGGCCTTGTCAGATCCTGCAATGGTGAGAGCATCAATGGTTTCAATTTCTTCTCTGCCATAAATGCGAGCCTTGGCTTCATCAATGATTCTGTCAATGTTTTGTTGGCTCATCTTCAAGCCATGCTGTTCCATCCACAGCACGGTCTCATAAGCCACGCGAGCATCATTGGCATAGAGGCCAACAAAGTTTTCAATGGTGGAAACAATTTCTTCGTACGAAGGTTTACCGTCGCGTCCTTTGTGACGACAGGCTCCAATGGAGGCAAGGA